ACGGTCAGCATCTATACCGGCTCCTATGTCTAACGCCCGGTCAAATAATCCCCTGTCATCCGGCACTCTGAAAGTAGTAGAGCCATCACCTGTACTGAACATCGATTTATAAGGATAAGGACACAATGAGCCGCCCGGATTACTTGACCAGGTGGCATCACTTACTGCAAGACCATTGGCTAATATCCACGCCCATAACCTAGGGTAACCGGCCCGGCCGTAAAGTGTACCATCCCTTTTCAATGTGCCTGGCTTTATATTATATCCAAACATCTGATCACCTACATCATAATAATTGCCGTCAACTTCCAGTATTTGCCATTTACTGCTAACATTACATAAAGTCACACTTTCGCCATTATGCAAAAATATACTTGATGGTGTGTTGCCATTCCTGTCTGAAAAAGTTTGCCCGGCATGTGCCTGTAAAGTAACCGGGTTTGAATAAGCCCCTTGTCTTTTGACAACTGCAATTCCTCCTACGGGATAAGTTCCGACATCCGGCAAGTTACCTGTGAAATTAGTTGCTGCGTTCACGTTCATCAGTAGCAGGTTATTGGTCAGGTTAGCTACAGTAATATTTGCCGTTGCTCCCGCAGAAACATTCAATGTTACAACACCTTCAAATTTGCCTAATAAACCATACAGGTAAGCATCATTGTCCATTAGCAGCTTTGTAGCGGCATTTGCATTGCCGGAAGCGCCGCCAATTACAAGGTCTGTTGTATCTACCAGCGGTACGCCTGTATTTAATGGGCCTGAAGGATTGCCATTATAATTAGTCATAAAAATGCTTTTAACTTACTGTGATTGTCCATGTGCCGGCAATTGCAAAGCTGCTATTCTTCACAATTGATGCGCTCAACACTTTATGCGCCACCAAAACGCCGCTGGTGGTAAATAATCCAAATTCCCATATCGTCATACCATTAGCCTCAGTAGTATCAAACTGATATCCGAATGTTACTGAGTTCGAAGTATAGGTATTCACTGTGCCGGCAGTGTTCAGGTTCTTTATAAAAGCCCCTGTAAGGGTCGTATCAGCAATAGTCGCAGGCGTGTTGCTGGTTCCCACTCCTATTTGTGTTACCGGGGATGCGCTTACATCAGCGCCGAGCAGGTAGACTGTAGCTGTCTGGCCGAGTGTCACGATAAGGTTGTTATCCTCAAATTCATGAAGTATTTTACCTGTTCCGTGTTCTATGCACTTCATCTGGAATACTCCTTTCAATTTTACGCTATCATTTTTCATAAAAACAAATTTTACTATATCAATTCAATGAAAATCGTGTCTGTATCCTGGCTGTAATTATGGCTCCCATCATAATAAACAGCACCATTGTAATAAAACGATCCATGTGTACCCATACTGTCACCGGCAAGCGTCTCATCTGCATCAATGATCAGGTTTTCTTCGTTCAGCGCGAGGCCGCTTGTCTCCGTAAAATCAAGCCCGGTGTAATAAAGCCCATCCAACACGCTTCGCTGGTTCTTATACAGCATGATCAGCGTAATTGCATTGGCTATTTGCGCCGGATCAGGCATTAAAAGGCTTGTATCTATCACTATCCTGAAGACTGCCCACCCTGTATCAGGATCAGTCCCTACGCTTTCCTGTAATGTTGCTCCCGTAAGGCCTGCCTGTATCAATACCTGGTCAATTGCCCACGGAGTGCCTTTATATTTATGAAGCTCAATCGCTTTTTTTATAAGCGCCCGCTGATCGGCGACGTCCGTTGTAAAATTCCATCCCTTGTTACCCAATACATCAAATTCCTGCGCCAGGATTGGTAACACTGCGGGGTTTACTGTATCTACAAAATATAATAGCAACTGGCTTACATCCAGTCTCCGGAATGCTTCTTGCATCCAGATATCAAACGCATACATATGCGGTTGATACTTGATACTATCGGCTATTATTACATTTTTATTCATTGTTTAATGCGGTTCGCTCACAACTCCTACTACGTTTACAGTTACACCGGTGCAATTTGAAAATTCAGTATCGTCAAGAATAGTATCGGTAAGGCCTCCAAAATCCACGCTGTACACACCCGGCACATTCATACATTGCCCTATGAGCTGATCCACGATTATATCATACCCTAATGCACCCCATCCGTTGGTCCACACATTCACAAAAGCATTGAGGTTAGCTAAGACCTGTGCACTTACAGCAGTCGTATTAAAATTGGCAAGTACTGTTATCGATGCTGTAAGGCTATAATTTACCGCCGTTGGTGCTACAGCCACAACAGTATCATTCAGTGGCCGTACTTTCCGGCCACTGCACACACCTTCTACAAGATCAAGGATTGCACTGTCAGGTATTACGCCATCGGCAAGCAGTGGATATATATTTACAGTCCCTGGCACCGGTGTAGTTATGCTCACATCGATAATTGAAGGGCTGGCAGTCTTCGCCCAATAAACATAACCATCATATGGACCGGCAACGCTGAAAGTTGATGAGGCAAGTGGTATACGTATTCTTAACTGGTCGTCCGTTTCCGCATCACTGCCTCCTGTGGTAGTGGAGGTATTGCTTGCGGTGGTAACAAATGGTTGGGGATCAACAATAATACTTACCATGCCGCTTAGATATCCGTTGCCTATTACGCCTGGCGTAGTACATGTTGCATCAACCGTACCGGTGATGGCACCCGTTAGTATAGTAAGATCTGCATTGGTGGCAAACAGCACAAGGCCATCCTGGCTTTTTATTTGTGTTCCGGCTGCTATTACTAATGTAGGTGCACCAGCCACGGTAGTAAAAAGTATAGCCACCTCTGCAGCGCTGGGATCTAACCTGAATACATCGAATTTCGCTGCCAATTCATCTAAGGCAGCTCCGGTAGCATTGGCAATAAGATTTTGATTACCTACATAATTTATTTGTGTCCGTATCTTCGCCATCCTGTACGCGAAAGCATTTATAAGCAGCATTTCCGGATCAGCGTTACCAAGTGTACGCCCGGAAATACTCTGATAATCGTTAATTGCATCCGCAAGCGCTGTGTCCACGCTATCATCTACAAACTGTATATACGTACCTGCCATCAAATAATTTTAAAACGGTAACCACTCATTTTTCACCTCACTAGCCAGCTGTATCACCTCCTTTACATCGCTTTCCCATCTACATTACAGTACCTTCTTTCTCATTGCTGAGAAAGAAGGTTGTAAAAGGACATTTCTTAAGTCGTAGGCACAGTGATTGACGAAAGAGGAACGCTCTGCACAAGGTCCAGACCGCGATCACGGTTCATAGCCGTTCCGTTCATATTCCAGGACATAGCTACATTTGTTTGTGCAGGTACGGCGGGAATGCCGGGTGTACCTGTCTGGTTTCCTGCACTCGGTGGCACAGCAGCTACAGCCGGTATAGCTGGCGTAGATATTGTTCCAACTATGGCTGAAGGATTTCCGTTAGTATCTGTCTGAATAGATACCGCAACAAAAGAACATGCCGGGTTGCGGCACACGGCTGTTGCTAACCATACTTTGTAATCAGATAATTGCATTTCATTTAATTTTAATAGTTAAAAAAATATTAATATCCGTCTACTGAGTACTTCCATACATACACAGTAGACGCGGTTAATGGTGCAGATACAAAAACTTTAAAGCTGCCTGTATTGCAGCTATCGGGAAACACAGCGGTTGTAGCAGTAAGGTTAGCAGTAACATAATTATATGGCATCAGTGTAGGCAGCGCCACTGTAGAGTAAGGGGTGGCATATCCTATAGTACACACGTCCCCGCCTGTTATGGTGCCCGTTCCTGTGGTCAAGGTTATTAATCCAAACTTACTGTTACCAACTACCGACACTGTAGCACCTGAGCCTGTTACTCCTATTAATGTAGCGCTAGGCGTAGTACGGTCACCAGTGGCTGCAGCTTGCACAAAAGCAGTCGTGGCGATCTTATCACTACTGTCGGTAGCAGTTTGAGTTATGGATGTGGGAGCGTTCGTGTCACTGTAATTTATGACTACGTTACCTGCATTATCATATAATAATTTATTCTGCCAGTCCAATGAATGTGTACCGCTTTCATCTGCTAAGTATCTATCAGAATAACCCCACGCCACTGATAACACCGCATTACCATCGTAAGCCATTTGAGTTATCCAATTCAGGAATACTACCCCCATATCGCCTAACGTCCTACTATCGTAGTCTATAGATATATTACCGGATGCATCATACAATAAACAAGCATCCCAATTCATCGTTACATAACCACTACTGCTGGTTAATTGCCTGAAGTCCCAATTACCGGCTACATCACCGGATGAGTCGTATAAATACGTTGTAAGCCAATCTACACAAGGTATACCTGAGCTATAAAAAAGATAACCGTTGCCCCAATCTACAGATGGATAGCCGCCGTTAGCAGTTAGATAATAGTTATTCCAATCAACTGAATAATTACCTAAATGGTCATATAAATAATACGAATCCCAATTAGCTACTATGTTGTTGCCGCCACCAAGTAACTCACGATTTCCGTAATCTATGCTGGCCGCACTACCGCTGGCATCAATAAACACACGTCCACCAAAATCACCGGACAATACACCACTATAGTCATACCATTGACGTTCGCTGCTTGTCCATCTCATAGCGAATGTACCCAAGTCATCATACATGTAACGATTTCCAAAGTCTACAGAATTAGTGCCCGCAAAATCGTATAATAAACGCTCTGATACAGTCCACTCTATCGCCAAATTTCCGTTATCGTCATATGCAAACCTGTTACCGTAATTGATAGATATGTTACCGCTGGCATCATATAATATTCGGTTCACGAAATCAATGCTCAACACTCCGTCATTAGGGCTGTCCTGGCCGTCTGTAAATGTCCCGGATGCCCTCGCATCCATAGTAGCTAAATAACTTAACGCATTTTGTAACACTTTTCCTCGTATTAACGGGGAAGCATTATTATAAATGTGAGCATCAATATAATTAACGATATTTGCGTTATTCATCGCTTTTTGTTTATCCTACATAAAAATCCCTCGGGTCAAAATCCCTCGGGTCAAAATCTCCTGCAGGCAATAAGTCGGTTGTAATATTTACAGCCACATCCTGCACCCCCCTATTAGCATATACTGCTACAATATCCTTTCCATATACCCACTGTCCTATACTCCCGTAACTACTCTGCGCCCAGCTCACCACTGATGGTATATCAATAAATCCGGAAGAGCTATACTTAACGCCTGCCCATTCTATAGTGATATTGTAACCGTAACCACTCCTTAAAAAAGGTACTGCAGCATCCGCAATTAAAGTCCCGGTAATTCCTGTAAATACGCCTGTCATAATATTTACGCTGCTAACGGTAAAACAATACTTTGCCCTGCTACTGATAAACTGATATTAAACACAACCTTCCCGGCGCTGATGGTATAAGTTATCTTACCAACCGTCACCTCCGGCACCCAAATAGTGAGCGCATTAATGATCTGTTGTTTTATGCTTGCCGCTGCAATAAGGCTTCCCCCATCAACTTGTTTTGCCCAATCACACCCGAACATTGGCCGCAAAGGATCACTGCCTAACGGAGTATTAAGAACTACATAACACTGCTGCTTCCAATAATCTATACCCTGTAATATCACTCCTGGCTGCTGCACGCTCATGCACCACACATTGGAATTAGTTATTGGTAGACTATAAACAGCCATAGCCTATAAAATTCATTAAACAATAGCCTCATTTACCCTTCTATTGCCGTTATTACATTTATGGTCCGGGCTGAATTACTACTATAAAACGACAGTGGCGTTAGCACCGTTGATCAACTGCACATCATTCACCACCAAAAAGGGCAACCACTTTAAAAATTTACAGTAAAATTTTAGAGACCAAAGGAAACATATCTCATTACCTGGCAAACGGCTGCTTTGCTCCATGCTGCAAAATCCCCGCCCTTTCCGCGAAAAGCTGGTGCAGGGCTTGCACGGTCTTTTGCAGCATTGCCCGCGCCATCCGCACAAAGCAAAGCTACCTTTACATAATATGCTGTTATACTGCAATGTGAAATACTTGCACTATAACCACATTATGTAAAGTAGCCCGCACAGCTCACCCGCAAACAGCCTTATACCAGGAAACCCCACTACACCCCACCGCCCTCTCAGCAGCGCCGGACTAATAACACTATGATCGTTTATTTGCCTGGGCATCCGGCCAGTGCATTCATGGCGCTCCCGTTTCACTACGCTTCATTTCATGCACCCGCCTCGTGCCCGCACAGCAGGCGTGTAGAAATACACCCCTGCTTCGCAGCCACCCGCGATAATGGTATAGCGTTTATTACTCCGGCAATTCGTCTACCCCATCAAACCCCGCATATTCCCCACCACCCTTTCATAGGTGCTCATGCCGTTGGACTTGTTTGCACCAGATGCAACCGGTAGCTGCGAATTGCACCCACCTGATGCATCGCACGGCATCCGTGGCCAGCTGCCCACAAAACCATACGCCACCAATGCCCTCACCCTCTCTTCGCAAACAAGTCCCCCGCCATTCGCCAGTCGATCACCCCCAAAAAACCACCGTATTTTCAAAAATGCCGAAATGTCAGTTTTCAAAAACGGCAACCTCCGGTCAAAAACGGCAACCACAAAAGACGATAGTCGCTAGCGATTTATTGCAACTCTGCGTAGTCGCAAAGAAACTTGCCCCGGAAGGACCCACTGTAATCCTCCATATGGGCTATTACCACAGCCTATACAGGCTAATAGCACGCTGTATAGCGTGTGGTATTACGCTGTATAGGGCGTAATACAACATTGATGCAAACACACATCTAAGAAGAAAAATAAATAGTTCGCAAAGTTAGCTGGCTTCCTACGTGCCATCACACAACAGGATGCAAGGAACTACGGCATAAACACAAGCTTACTCACACACCTTTCCTTTATTCCGTTCCTCCTTGCATCCCTTGCCACGCCTGCTTTTGGTTGCTTACTATTTCTTTTTCCTCATTTTCCATTTTCCTCATAAACAACTTAAAACGCATGTTCCAGATCAAGACTTATACACAAGGTTGCATATTAGATACACCACATTTCTTTGTGCTGTCAAAAGGCCTTAACAGCGGTAAGCCGTCACATACACCATGGCGCAACTGCTTCGTAATATCAGTATCTACAGAAGAGGAAAAAGAGCGGTTATACTGGCTTGCATATTCGCTATGGAAAACAAAAAAGCTATATCCACTACTACGTGGCTCAGTAATAGAATTCATCACGCTACATGATTACGGCAGGCAATTGCAGCATATTGTATCTAATATGCCAGAAAACACCGTTATTTTAAAAATGATCAATACACTGCAGCTATTGGAACAGAAAGAAAATGCAGTACAGGAACAAATTAAAAATATAGCCGCTTTGCGGCAATCCATTGTTACCGCTTATTTACGGTTGTAAAAAGTTATTCAATCTGGTAAGAAGATTATTTATAGTCACTCCGGATGCGCCAGGCACAGATATATTCAATGGACCTGTATTGGTTGGACCTTCAGCAGTTTGAAATATCATTTCCGTCATTACAGTAAGTGTATCTTTCAGCAATTGATACATACTATCTTCATTCGTGTTGATACGCCACAGGTGAGCGCTTTTATCATATTCTATTACCCCCCCATCACTGAACATTTTACGCCACTTGCCAATGGCCGCGTCAGGATCCGGTGCATCGGCCGTATTGCTCAATG